GCGCCAGCTTCCATTGATTCGTATGGTTGTCGGTCGAACACAGAGTAGTCAGCCGCGTGTCTGTCACACACCTTCGCGCATTCCTCGCGCTCATGCGCGGCAACCAAAGCGGCGAAGCGTTCAAGTTGATTTGGTGCCAGTGAGTACGCCCATGTTTCTGTAGCATGGTAAGTCTGAGCATCTCTCGCCAGTGCGAGGATTTCTTCTCGGGTCATTTCATCTCCTTTCCAATCTCCGCAGTAGCGCGAACAATCGCTCGGCGAGTGGCGGCGTAGGGGTCAAATGAATCCATAGTCTCTTTAACGCCATACATCCCGTTGCCTGCAAAAACATCGTTGCGCCTGATGTTTAACGCTAAGCCCAATTTCACCGCCAGCCGCAGTGCATCGCCATCGTCGGTGAGGGGGTTCCATAGCAAACACTCAATATCCAACGGTCCATCATCTACCCACCCTACAATATCAATCCCCGCCGCCTTCGCAGCCAGTTCAAGCAGTTCTCTATCGGTCATACATCCTCCGGTTTCGGTGCTGCGGCGAGCATGGCTTCCCATGCTGCTCTGAGATTACTGAAGCCTTCCAAATGCCGGTTGCCTTCATGCAGCATGTGATACGTCGGCTCAACCGGCACAAGCTGCCAGCCTTCCGGGACTAACGTTGGGTGGAGGTAGAGCGGAACCATTTTCCCGAGCGGTAAAGCGTCCACCCATTCCTGCGGCAACTGGTTCCCGTCAACCGGACAAAGCTGCCCACGGAACACCGCATCGATTATGTTGTTGCTGGAGTTTCTGATAAGCCCGCCCACCGGCTCTTGCTCCGGCTGGGCCATGGCTTCCTTGAGATCGGCGATCAACTCTTGCTTTCTGTTGTAGTGTGTAACGCCGCTATCAAGGTATTCCAGCGCCATCTCAGCGGCTTTTCTGAAATCGCTCATTACATATCCTCGCAGTCGATTGGGCTGTTTGATGGAAAATCGATGTCATCGAGCAGACTGCCAGTCCCACCCATAGGCGGGTAGCTCGGGAATGCGCGGCGCTGCTGTGCGCGGCTCATGATCGACCAGATTCCCATCAGGTCACCGTGCCGCCAATCGTCCTCGACCGAGTTTTTGAAGTTGTCGTAGGCAATTTCGTTCAGCCGGCGAGACAGGACGGCAGATACCACGTTCCTGGGCAGCACTGCCCGGAAGCGGTAATCCGCGATCGGCGTCTCCATCACGATCACGTCCTTGCCGAACACCCGCTCGATGTCGCCGGCGAACCGGGCGCGCACCAGCAGCTTCTTCTTGTCGTGCCGGTGAGCGACCACGGACAAGAATGCATCACTCATATACAGCCACATCTCACACCTTCTTTCTGCCGGCGACCGGCTTATCCAGGGTTCCGAACTTGATGCCCAGGCCTTCCTCGATCCGGCGGGCGACCTTCTCGCTAAACGGCAGGCGGAAAAGCTGGCTCACCCAGGACTGGGAGAAACCGATCTTGGCCGCCATGGCCGAAATGCCACCGATGGTCGCGGCTTGCTCGCGCAGGTTCGCGCGGCGCGTCTCGTAGATGCTGATCAGGTATTGCTCGTGGTCCATCACCTCCTCGCTTCTATCATGGCTTTTCTTTCATTTGTTGTGCTCGGATCAGGCGCGATTCTGCCGCCCATTCGCGCACGTCTTCCTTGATGTTGGTGCCAGCGACCCAGCACACGCCTAAGTCCCGGATCGCCATGAATAGCCCGCCGCACTCCTCGCACAATACCCACGAGGCCAGCGGCACCTCATCACCCTCGCCGTATATACGCTCCTCGATATCGTTGCGCGGGTAGCGGTAGCGTTCCAGTTCCACAATATCCTCGCCGGGTCGCACCAGGCGCTTGCACGAGCAGCACCTGTGAGCGCGCTTCGTGGCCAGTGGCTTGAAATCCAACGGCTCGGCGTAGGTGTAGACCCACCCGTCGCCGTCCCAGTCGCCGCAGCTGCATGAGATGCTCATCGCGCCACCAGCAGGCCGATTGCGAAGCACAGCATCACGACCACGAACACCAGTCCGTCCTTGCTGCTGCGGAAACTCACGTCATGGCCGAATGCCTGCCGGCCGGTACGCGGTGCGGGGATCCCGAACTTGAAGTTGCTGTGGACCCCGCCGATATGCCAAGTGTGTTTCGAGCTCATTCGTACCTCCGCAGCATTCCGCGCACATCCACCTGCGGCATCGGATCTTCCGGCGGGAGGATGAGGATCGTAGGCGGGCCGTCCAGGTCTTCTTCGCTGTTGCGACGGGCGGCGACCAGCATCGCGCCGATGGCCAGGCCCAGGACGATGCCTACCAAGAGGGTGAACCAGGTCTGGAGGCTCCACAGTGCGTTGATGATTTCGGTCATGTTCTGCTCCTTTTAGCCGTAGCCGGAGCCGTCGCCGTAGCCGTAGCCGTCGCCGTCGCCGTAGCCGTAGCCGTAGCCGGAGCCGTAGCCGTAGCCGTAGCCGTAGCCGTCGCCGTCGCCGTAGCCGTAGCCGTCGCCGTCGCCGTAGCGGTAGCCGTCGCCGTAGCCGTAGCCGTAGCCGTAGCCGGAGCCGGAGCCGGAGCCGGAGCCGGAGCCGTAGCCGGAGCCGGAGCCGTAGCCGGAGCCGGAGTTGATTACTTCGCCCATACCTTCACGCCCGCGATAGACTCTCGCGCCTTGTCGGTGATGGGGATGATCTCAATAGCATCGGTGAGCAGAATTTCATTCACCGGACACGGGAACTTGCAGTTTTCCGGCTTGCTCGTCCCCTCCATAGCCAGTTGCGAGAGCGTGGCCGCGCCGTCCCAATACCAAACACGGCGGGCATTGGTGAGTACGACTTCCTTGCCGTCACGCGATTTCAATGTTCCTACGTGAACGCCCGCGCTGTAGGTGCGGACCAGTACGTCTTTTCCAATCATTTGCTTCTCCTTTGGTTGAGTAGTGCGGGCTTTCCACCCGCTCGGGCTTTGCGGCGGCCTTGTCTTCTCCGGCTTGTTGACTGCACGCATGCGCAACGAATAACCGGCCTACGGCCCCCATCGGACTACCCTCGCGGGCTGGGGACTGCCGTTCTCTCCGTGCGGCCCACCTTGGAGATCAGGCGGAGGAGCCGAAAGCGAAAGACTCCGGGCCTTACTGCGCAGATCAGGGTATTTCGTTGTTGACGGTTCCATTATTAGAAAATGCTGACGGGATAGCTATTAGAATTTTTTTATACCCGGTAAAGTGTTTACTTATACCCCGCCACAGGTAAGAAATTACGGGTTGTTTCCACTTGTGGGCGTGCCTACTCTCGCCGCAACTTTCCACGAGGGTTGGTCGCATGCAGGCGTTCGAGATTTTCCGGGCTGGTCGGCAGACGAGTTCAGCCGGTACGACTATCGAGTTCGGCGAGGACCAGCTACGTGCTGCCGTCGAGGCATACGACCCTGCCATCCATGAGGCTCCCATCGTCGTCGGGCACCCGAAGGACAACGGGCCGGCCTACGGCTGGATCAAGGCCCTGTCCTATGCAGATGGAAAGGTGACCGCCGAGCCCATCCAGGTTGACGAGGCATTCTCCGAGATGGTTCAAGCAGGGCGCTTCAAGAAGCGTTCGGCCAGTTTCTACACTCCTGACAGCCCGCATAACCCGAAGCCAGGCGTGTTCTACCTGCGCCATGTCGGCTTCCTGGGCGCGCAGCCGCCGGCGGTGAAGGGCTTGAAGGACGTTTCCTTCGCCGATGCCGAGGAAGGCATCGTGGAGTTCTCGGATTCCTACCTGCTGGCCGGCCTGTTCCGGCGCATGCGGGAGTTTTTCATCAGCAAGTTTTCGATTGATGACGCCAATGCGGTGCTTCCGGACTGGATCATCAGCGATATGGAGGCGGAGGCTCGACGTGAAGCCGAGGCCAGTCAACCGGCGGCAGCGATGCCAGCCTTCAATGAAGGAGACAGCAACATGGATTTCAAAGAGCAGTACGAGGCAGAAAAGGCCAAGGCTGAAGCCGAGAAGGCGCGCGCCGATGGGCTGCAAGCAAAGCTCGATCAGCAGACCGCCGATTTCGCTGAACGCGAGAAGCAGATCACCCGCAAGGAAATCGAAGCCCAGGTCGATGCCCTGGTAGCCGCCGGCAAGGTGCTGCCCGCGAAGAAGGCCGGCATGGTCGATTTCGCCATGCAACTCGACGCTGGCACCGCTTCAGTCGATTTCACCGAGGGCGACAAGACCGAGAAGGTCACGATGCGCGAAGCCTATCTGCATCAGATCGCCGCTGGCCCCGTGCTGGTGCACTACGGCGAGCACTCCGCCGACGATGGCGAGCGAGGCGGGGACAAGAAGTCCGTCGCGCAGCTCAACGCCGAACTGACTGCTCAAGTCTCCGGCGCGAAGAAGTAAACCATATCCACCAAGGAGACTGAACCATGCCTACTTTTACCGAACCCTTCCGCCCCTATGAGGTGCTGCTGTCCGAGGCACCTGGTACCCTGTCCCGCGAATCCGTGACTATCGCTTCCGGCGCAGGCGCACTGACCGCCGGCACTGTACTCGGCAAGATCACCAAAGGCGCTGCGACTGCCGCGCACGTTGCCGGTGGTACTGGCAATAGCACCTTCTCGGCGGTCACTGTTGGCGCCGACTCCAAGGTCGGCGTGTATCAACTGATCTGGACGGCCGCGACCAAAGTCAACGTCGAGGATCCCGATGGCGTCCTGCTCGGCGTAGCCACTCTGGGCTCCGCGTTTAGCGGCGGCGGCCTGACCTTCACCATCACCGCAGGCGGCACCCCGCACGTTGCCACCGACCGCGCGACTATCACTGTTGCGGCTGGCTCTGGCAATTACGCCAGCTATGACAACACTGCCGCGAACGGCACTGAAGTCGCTGCCGCCGTGTTGCTCCAGGCTGTGGACGCCACATCTGCCTCCGTCGCGGCCGTCGCCATTGTGCGGCTTGGCGAGGTCAAGGACGAGGCACTTCAGTGGCACGCCAACAACAACGCAGGCGCCAAGACAGCCGGCAAGGCCGACCTGGCTCTGGCCAACATCATCGCCCGCTAATCGCGGACCTGACCACGAAAGGAACCTGAAAAATGGACATCTACCGCGATTACTTCACCCGCGAAAACCTGGTGGCCGCTGTCGCCAAGGCGCCCTATGTACCCGGCCGCCTGGGCGAGATTGGCCTGTTCGAGACCAGAGGCCTGACCAGCACCACGCTGGCTGCCGAGGAAATGGCGCTGAATGACGTCACCCCGTCTTCCGCTATCCCTCGTGGCGCCCCGGCTCCCGCGATGGGTCTGGACAAGCGCAAGGTGCACACCTTCGCGGCCGCGACCTATGCCAAGCAGATGGCCGTGTTCGCTGACGAAGTGCTGAACGTCCGCGCGGCTGGCACGAATGGCGCCGCCGAGGTCATCGAAACCCGCCGCAACGAAGCCGCTGCAAAGCTGCGCCGCTGGGCCGATGCCGTGCACGAGAACCTGCGCATGACCACGCTGTTGTCGCCCGACAATGCCTTCGGCAGCAAGCCCGGCGATGGCTCGCTCGCGCTGACGAACAACGCCACCAAGACTCGCGCCGAGATCTTCACCAAGGTCATCAAGCCGCTGGAGACCGCCCTGGCCGGTATCGGCTTTTCCGGTGTGCATGTGCTGTGTTCGGATTCGTTCTGGACCGACCTGATCGAGAACCAGGCGATCAAGGACACCTACCTGGGCTATCAGGCCGCCGCCGAACTGCGCAACGATCCCCGCGATATGTTCACCTTCGCCGGCGTGACTTGGGAGCGTTACCGTGGCTCCGCTTCCACCGCCATCACCGACACCAAGGCTGTCGCCGTCCCCCTTGGCGTGCCCGGCCTGTTCCTCCAGGGCTTCGCCCCGGACGACACCATCGACTCCGTTGGTGCCGGCGCGATGGGCGCTCCGTACTACCCCCGCGCCGAGGCGATGAAGGGCGGTAAGGGCTGGGAGATGACCATGCAGACCCACCCGGTCATGCTGTGCACCCGCCCGGCCGCGATCATCACCCTGGCCAAGTCCTAAGTTGCTTCACTCCTCCTAGCAGGACCTTCCCCTGGCTTCGGCCAGGGGTCTTTTCAAGGGCGATTGAATGACCTACGCAACGCAATCCGATATGACGGACAGGTTCGATGAGCAGGAAATCATCGAGCTCACCGATCGCACGGGCGCGGGCGTCGTCAACGCAACCGTCCTCGGAAAGGCACTCGCCGATGCGGATGCGCTGATCGACGGCTACCTGGCCGCCCGATACACGCTGCCGCTCACCTACACGCCGGCGATCCTGGTCGGGCCGGCCGCCGATATCGCGCGCTTCCGACTGTGGGACGACCGTGCCACCGAAGAAGTGCGCCAGCGGTACGAAGATGCCATGGCGATGCTGAAACTGATCTCGCAGGGCGTTGTTGTACTGCCCCCTGACGTGAACGGCGTTCTGCCCGTGAACGCGGTTGGCATGGACTACTACAGCCAGGAGCGTGTGTTCACCGCCGAGACGCTGGAGGACTTCTGATGGCCGGCGTCATCTCGTTCCGCATCCTCGACGGCGGGCTGAAGGCAAAACTCGACAAGCTGGAGCAGGCCGCGCAGACGAAGGCGTTGTACGAGCGGGTTGGCGCAGGTGTGCTGACCCAGGTGCAACTGGGATTCAGGTCCGCGCAGGATCCGTGGGGCTTCAAGTGGACGCCTCCGAAACTGCGCAAGGGCCAACCGCTTTCCGATACCGGCCGCCTGCGCCGTAGCATCCGTGCCGTGGCCGACAACGACGGGGTCACGGTCGGCACCAATCTCAAGTACGCGCGCATCCATCAGTTCGGCGGCACGATCACCGCGAAGAACGCGCCGTTCCTTGCCATCCCGCGCCCTGGCGGCGGCATCTTCCGCAAGAAGTCCGTGTTCATCCAGGCCAGGCCATACCTGCCGCTCAACCCGGCCACTGGCGAAACGACTCTGCCGGCTAAGTGGCGGGCAGCGGTGGTATCGCGCATCAAGGCTCACTTTCTGGAAGTCATGAAGGAGCCTGCCTAATGTTCGCCGGGATCGAAGAAGCCATCGTTGAGCGGCTGGTGGACAAGCTTCCAGCCGGCATCAAGGTCACCAGCCTGGCCGAACTGTCCCGCGTACCGGAACTGCGGAACAAGGCCCCGGCCGTGTTCGTGGTCTACGAGGGGTACCAGCCGGCCGACTCCAACGTGAACGTCCCGCACATCCAACAGATCGAGCAGACCTGGGCTGTCGTGTGCGTGGCGAAGAACGCCACCGGCGGTGGCGACAACCTGGCTGCGAAGGAGGACGTGAGCGACATCGCGCAGGACGTGCTGACGGCCCTGCTCGGCTTCCAAGTCCCTGGCGGCGCCCGTCTGAAACTCACGGCGGCCCCCGGCCCCGAGTACGAAGGTGGGTTCGCCTACGTGCCCATCGGCTTTGCTTGTCGGAGCACCTTCAAGGGTGACCCGAGTTAATCACCACTGAAAGGAGAAGCATCATGGCTGACTACAGCTACATCGGTTCCGGCAAGGTATACCTGCGAGAGATTGGCGCTGCCTCTGGTCTCATCGAGGTGGGCAACTGCTCAGCCCTGTCGTTTGCCGTCACCGAGGAGACGAAGGAGCTCAAGGACTACACCAACGCAGGCGGCGGCACCTACAACGAAGTGCGCCGCATCTCTGCCGTGGAAATGTCCATGACCATGCACGACCTGTCTGCGGAGAACCTGGCGCGCGTGCTGTACGGCGCTGCTACTGACGTGGCATCCGGCGCTGTGCCCGATGAGGAGCACACTGGCTACAAGGGCGCCCTGTTGCCCGTGAACAACATCGCCTCAGCCGTGACAAGCGTTGAGGCCAAGGAAGGCGCTTCTGCCGCTACCCGCGCGAACACCACGCCCTACGCCCTGAACGCCTATGTGGTGCCGGCAACGCCGAACGGCTTCTACTACAAGGCCACCGCAAACGGTACTTCTGGCGGCTCCATCCCGACCTATCCGACCACTGTCGGCGCCACCGTTGTTGACGGCACCGTGACCTGGACCTGCATGGGCAAGGTGATCCTGGTCGCCGATACTGACTACACCGTTGTCCCTGGCGGTGTCCTGATTGCCGCTGGTGCCGACATGACTGATGGCGAGGTGATGATGATCACCTACACCAAGGCATCCGCTGATGCTGTCGAGGCTCTGGTCAACTCCGGCAAGGAATACGAGATGGTTTTCGCCGGTCTGAACGAAGCCCGCTCCGGCAAGGAGACGATGGTCACCGCCCACCGCGTGAAGGTTGGCGCTGCGCAGAACATCGGCCTGATCGGTGACGACTACGCCGCCCTGGAAGTCTCCGGCAAGTTGCTCAAGGACACCACGAAGAACGGCACCAGCGTGAGCCAGTACTTCCGGGTTGCCATCGAGCAGTGATGACCACTCAGGGCCGCCTACCCGGGCGGCTCTGACTATCCAGGGATGTTAGGGCATGCAGCAAGAAGACAAAGAATACCTGCAACAGTACGTGGACCAGCGCATGGGATCCTGCCGCGCCGATGTGGACAAGGAGATCAAATCCGTGAGCACCGACATGCACCAACTGAAGGTCGAAGTGCATGGTCTACGCCAGGACATGCACAAGATCACGGCAAGCGTTGGAGACATGAGCCAGTCCTTGCGCGAGATCGCGGCGAACGTCGGCAAACTCTCAGACCTGCACGACACATGGCAAAAGGTAAAGGGGTTCTGGAGCGTCATGACATGGCTGCGAGGAAACATCCTGCCCATGACCACGCTGGTCGTGCTGCTGCTCTACATCGCGGTGAATAGCAGCGCCATCGAGTTCATTCAGTCACTTGTGCCGTGAATCACATCGTCCTCGGCTTCGCGCACAGTAGTTCGGTCATCGGGGATCTGATCAAGTGGTTCACCCATGGCCGCTACAGCCACGTGATGCTGATGGAGCCAGGCGGCCGCAGGTACATCGAGTCGTCGGCGTTCAACCTCCCGCCTGGCGTGCACATGCACGATCTGTCCCGCTTCATCGCCACCAAGAGCGAGTGGGACTTTCGGCGCATTCCGCATCCCAACCCAGTGGGCGTCTGGAATGTCGCATGCACTCAGGTCGGCAAGCCCTATGACGATGCCTACATTTTCGGCTGGCTGCTGCATCGAAACTGGCAGCACCCGGGCAAGTGGTCGTGCAATGAACTGATCGCCTGGGCCTGCGAGAAAGCCGGTCATCCGATCATCGACATGGCCGAGCCACAGTGGCTCACGCCGCAACACCTCTACCTGATCTCTCAACCGTTGGAGTGAGCATGCAAGACGAGTTTTCCGCCATCGACCCCATCGCTACAGAAGTCACTTTTCGCGGGGAGACTTACCGGATCACCCCGCTTAAAGTCGGGCAACTGCCGAAGTTCGCACGCGCCATCAAGGGTATCGGCCTGGATAGCCTGGCGGCCCTGGAAAGCGGCGACATGACGGTCATTCTGGAGCTCATCGCGGACCATGGCGAACAGATCATTGATGCGGTGGCGACTGCGAGTGGCATCAGCAAAGAGGCCATCGAGGGTGCCGAAACCGACGAGATGATCCTTCTCGTCGCCACGGTCATGCGGGTGAACGCGGATTTTTTCGCCCGGCGCCTGCTGCCGAAACTGCGGGAACAGGGGCAGGCGATGAATGGGGCTGGGCAGACACCATCCACGCCTTGATCGCGGCGGGGTATCAGTACCAGCAGGTCATGGACTTCACCCTGCACCAGGTCATGCAGTTCCTGGCGTCCGCAGAGCGGATGAAGCGTCAGGAGAGAATGGGCGATGCGATAGCCGCCCGGATGGCCCAGGCCGAACCGAAGGCCTGGAAAGCGTACATGAAGCAGTTCGAAAAGCGGTGAGACATGGCCGGCACACCTGACGTATCGATTCGGATTGGCGCGGAACTCAAGGAGTTCAAGGCCGCGCTGAATCAGGTGCGGGACGACATGGCGCGCCTTGCCCAGCAGTCTCGCACATCGACAGGACAGGCCGATGCCGGCATTGCTCAGATCGCCGGAACTGCGAGGTCTGCTGCAACCGCCGTCAAGGGTCTGGTGGCCGGCTTCGCCGCGCTTCAGGGCGTGCAGCTGTTCGCCGCCTTCATCCGCCAGGGCATCGAGTTCAACAAGACGCTGGAAACCGCCGAACTCGGCATCGCATCCCTGATCGCCGCGCAGTCTGAACTTGTTGACGCGCAAGGAAAGGCGGTCGATGGCCAGGAAGCCTTGACGGTGGCGATCGGCCTCTCAAAGGATCAGATGCGGCAGCTTCGCATCGCAGGCCTGGAGACAGCCGCCACCACGACGCAGTTGGTCGAGGCGTTCCAGCAGGCGGTCGGGCCCGGGCTGAGTGCGGGCCTCGGCCTGGATGAAGTGCGCCAGGTCACCATCCAGATCGTGCAGGCGGCCGGCGCGCTGGGTGTGCCGATGAACCAGATCGCACAGGAAGTGCGCGCGATCCTGGATGGCTCGATCGACATCAACGCCCGGGTGGCGAAGTCGTTGGGCATTACCAACGAGCAGGTCAACACCTGGAAGACCCAGGGCACCCTGGTCGAAGAGCTCAACAAGAAGATGGCCGCGTTCGTCATTGCCGGCAAGGCGGCGGCGGATACGTTCGAAGTGGTGGCTTCCAATACGCAGGAGGCCCTGGATTCTGTCGCTGGACAGGTGACTTCCGGCTTCTTCGATCGCATCAAGAATGCCCTTAAGGATGTGACATCGGGCATCTTCGACACCAAGACACTGGGTATCTCGGAAGCATTTAAGGATCTGGCCCGTTTCGTCGAAGAAGTTATCAGTCTGATCGGTGACGGGCTGGCCGGCGCGATTCGCGGCGTTGTCAGCCTCGCGCAAGACTTCTCCGCCTACATCCGTCAGAACCGAGAAGACCTGTCCGAGCTCGTCGGCAGTGTTGGCCTGCTGTTGGATCAGTTCGGCCAGCTTGTCGGCGCTGTCGCATCGATGGTGCTCGGCATTGGCGACGGGGTAGTCAAGACGACCGCGCTGACCAAGATCATCCAGACCATCGCCGTGCTGATCGCCGGTGTGCGCGACGGATTCCGCGCGATCGGCGCAGTCGTGACATGGCTCGGGGCTCTGATCATCAAGGTCATACTGTCGCCAATCGAAACCCTGCTGGCACTTGTCGGGAAGGCTGTTTCCCTGGTGAACAAGGAGGCCGCTGCTCAGATCAGAAGCATCGAGAAGCAGGTTGCTGGCGTGAGTGCGCGCGGATTCCAGGCCGCGAAGGATCTGATGTCGCCGATTGCGAATGGCACCGGCGCGGTGGCAACCGCCATCAAGGACATCGGCAAGCTTCAGCAGGCAGCAGCGAAGGCAGGCAAGGAACAGAAGAAGGTCGTGGATGCCATTGGCGGCTCTGTGGCCGGATCGAAAGCCGGGAAGCCTGGCGGGAAAGACGGCAAGGCAACGGCTGTCAGCATTCCAGATCTGCAACGCGAACTGGACGAGTCCTTCCGCCTGCAATCCGACGCGCTGAAGCGCGAATCCGCCGCGCTGGATCAGGCCCTGGAAGACCGGAAGATCAGCATCCGCCGGTGGTACGAAGACAAGAGCCTACTGGCCGAGCGTGACTACGAGAACCAGCGGAAACAGCTTGAGAAAGAAAAGGCGCTGCTGGAGGCTCAGCTTGCCAATCTGAACACGCTGAAGCCTCAGAAGGACGGCGATCAGGACCGGATCAACAAGGAAGTCCTGAAGACCAAGAACGACATCGCCAAGGTCGATGCGGATCTGGTCATTCTTGAGCGCGAGCGCGCTACTCAGATCGGCGAGATTGGCCGGAAGGGTGCTCAGGCGGAGAAGGAATACCAGAAGGCACTGGAGGACACCCGCATCGCCCTCCTGCGCGCCCGTGGCCAGAACCTGGAAGCCGAGCTCGCGCAGATCGCCCAGGCCCGCCAGGAGGCCGAGGATCGCTTCGCTGGTGATGCAAACGCACAAGGCATCGTCAAGCAACTGTTCGACATCCAGGCCATCAACGCGCAGATCGAGGACGTGAAGCGCCGGATGGACGAGGCTTTCGCCTACCAGGCAGAGGCCGAGAGGCAGATTCAGACGAAGGTCGAGCTCGGCGTGCTGTCGCAGTACGACGCGGAACGCCAACTGGACAACATCCGCGCCCAGGCGGTTGAGCGGATCGAGGAATACATCTTCCAGTTGGAGACGCTGTACCAGACCGCTGCGGATCCACGCCTGCTTCAATCAATCGAAGCGGCGAAGGTAAAACTGGGAGAACTTAGTCAGCAGCAGAACATGCTCTATGCGACGTTCAAGAACTCGGCGCAGGAAGGACTGCAAAAGTTCTTCTACGACATGGCTACTGGGGCGGCAACAGCCAAGGACGCATTCCGGCAGCTAGTCACTACCGTTTTGCAGGGGATCGCCAGAATGGCGGCAGAGGCACTTGCCAAGAACATCATGGGCAGCCTGTTCGGCGGTGGAGGTGGCGGAGGTGGCGGCGGTGGGGGGCTCTTCGGCGGGCTGTTCAGTTTCCTGGGCTTCCATTCTGGCGGTATCGTCGGCGGGCTCCCGCGCATGAGGATTCAGGCTTCCCCGCTGGCCTTCGCCGGCGCGCCGCGCTACCACTCCGGCGGCATGGTCGGTCTCGCGCCGAACGAAGTTCCAGCCATCCTCCAAAAAGGCGAGGAGGTGCTGTCGAAGGCCGACCCGCGCCACGCGGCGAACGGTGGTGGCTCGTCCGGCACACGCATCATCAACGTCATCGACCCGAGCCTGGTGAGCGACTACCTGACCACCAGCAGCGGGGAGAAGGCGATCCTCAACATCCTGCAACGCAACCCGGGCGCAGTGCGCCAGGTGCTGGCATAAGGGGCACGTCATGGCCTGGGAAACCGGAACCGCAACGAATCAGGCTGATCTGCTGGCAAAGATCGTCACCTTCCTGACCACGAATGCCACGCTTGTTGGTCTATCGCAGAACTGGACCGACCTGGGCGTAGCCAGCGGGCAGACAAGCGGGAAGTGGCTACGCGGGCCGGGCCTTGCTGGCACCGATCAGATATTCGTCGGCTTACAGTCCGTCAACGATGTGCCGGATGACATCTACGGCATCGAGGTGCGGGGGGCTGCTGGCTTCAGTTCCGCGCTCTCATTCGCCAATCAGGTGGGAAGCAGCCCGATCAGCTACGTGGCCTGCTGGGATTCACCGATGACGTACTGGATCGTCGCCAGCGGCCGGAGATTTGTTGTCGTCATCAAGGTATCGACCACCTACCACGCCATCTACGGCGGCCTGATTCTGCCCTACGGGACGCCTAGCCAGTATCCATACCCGCTATTCATAGGCGCGGAGAACGCGACGAACCTGCGGTGGTCGGATACATCCGTCGGGAACCGGCAGTTTGTAGACCCTGGCGCGACATCAACGGCCACGAACACAGGCGTCAACCTGATGTTCCCTGATGGCTCGTGGCAGTACTTCAGCAACTTCACGAACTCATCGGGCAATGATTCGCTGAACACCACCACCAACCGCTCTATCTGGCCCTACGCCGGCGGCGAGAATGCGACTGAGGTAGACAATCGCCTGCGCGAGATGCGGGACAACATCGACGGCACCTATACGCTGCTCCCGCTGATCCTGAACTGCGCGTTGCCAAGCAGGCAGGTATTCGGTGAACTCGATGGGTGCTACTGGGTATCCGGATTCGGCAACGCTGCCGAGAACATCGTAACCATCAGCGGGCAGGACTACCTGGTGGTGCAGAACATTTTCCGCACGAACCGCTGGAACTACTGGGCGCTCAAGCTCGCGTAAGGAATCGCAATGCCAATCGTCTACGAAACCGGCACAGCCACCGACACCACGGATCTGATCAACAAGCTGATCACCTTCGCCACGGCGAACGGATGGACGGTCAACACGCCGGCCAGCGGGCGCGTGTTCACGAAGGGCGGGCTTTACTTCGGGCTCAACTGGGACGCTGATGACGTCTGGCTATGCGGCGCGACCGGTTACGCCGCCGGCAGCGCATGGAGCGCGCAGCCTGGCGCGAGCACGAACCAGCCGCGCAGCAACGACATGGCCGGGCCGTACACTGCCTATCACTTCTTCACGAACACCAGCCCCGACTACCTGCATGCCGTGGTGGAAACGACCGCCGGCATCTTCAAGCACATCCACATGGGGCAACTGATCAAGCATGGCAGCTACACCGGCGGCGAGTACGTCTGCGCCTGCTACTGGCATCCGACTGTGGTGACCAGCAGCAGCACGCCGAACAACCCGGACAACGCCTATCACGCCGTGCCGTTCGACTCCTATGCGTCGAGCGCGACCGCCGCCAACCGCTCCGCTGTCCGGGCAGACATCGACAGCAAGTCGAACAACTGGATGACATTCCTCGACGCCGATACGTGGAACGGGAACTATGCCAAAGGCTGTGTGCGTGGGCAGAACCAGGGTATACTGGAATCTCTGCACGAGCGGAGCCCGAGCGAGTTCAACCAGATCACGCCGCTACTGCCGATGCTGATCTGTGGCGACAGACCTTCAGATATGACCAGCCCGCTCGGGTACGTCCCTGACATGCGCTACGTGAACATGACCAACCTGACACCGGCAAGCACGATCACCATCGGCACGGATCAATGGATGGTCTTTCCGCTGATCCAGAAGACCGCAACGTGGGGTGTGCTGAACAGCACGACGCCATCCTCGGGCACCTATGGCCTCGCCTACAAGAAAGCGTAAGCCTTGCCGAATGGTTACCTGACCCCCTCTCCTGAGTACGTCAAGCACGGTTCCGTTGCGATCACGACGGCGCGCACGCTCGCGCCATGGGCAGGCCACATGGTCAGTACCTCGCAGGCAGGCAGCAGGACAGATACCCAGCCGGTCACAGAGCCGGCAGAGGCGCGAGTCGGTCATAACCAGCCGATGTTCGGCTTCGCGGATTGGTACAACCGCATCCATCTGAGCAAGTACGCGGTGGACGTTGGATCTGTCGTCAATCCGCTTACGGAAAACGTGGTCGTCTGGAATGCCTGGCTTGTGCCGCGCACGCTGCTGGCCGTTACGCCGAGCAATGCCGACGGCATCGACCTTACCCAGCCAGGCGCAACGCCGTTCGGCTTCGAACCACTGCGTGAGCGCACATACGCCTTCTACATCGATACCGAAGGCCCGGCTGTCATCGATGCGTCCTACTTGTTCGACTTCGATGTGGTGAACCTGACGCTGCCGATCACCGGCCAGCGCATTGTCGCCTGGGTGTGGCGTCCTGACTGGTCACAGACATTGATCGAGCGCCTGGAGTGGAAGACTGACGTGCTGACCGCCTACGACGGCACGGAGCAGCGGATCAAACTGCGCGAGTACCCGCGCCGCACATTTGAGTTTGCGTTCGCCGCGACAGGCAGGCAACGCCGCCGGCTGGATTCCATGCTCTACGGATGGGGTGCGCGGCAGTGGGCTCTGCCGATCTGGCCGGATGGCGAGCAGCTTTCCGCGCAGGTAGCCATCGGGGCAACGCAGGTCATGTGCACTACGGCCACGAGGGACTACTACGTCGGCGGGCTGATGATCTTCCTCGGCGATGATGGCTCCTACGAGGCAGTGGAAATTGACGAGGTTCAGGCTGATCGCCTGATTCTCGCCAGGGCCACCGAAAAGCTATGGCCCGCGCTGACGACGATGATCTTCCCGGCCAGGCTCGCGCGACTGCCTGCGACTCACGGATTCAGCCGTTTCACACACGATGCCGTCTACGGACCAGTGCGGATGGAGGTTGACGAGAACAGCGCATGGACGGCGGCGAGCGAGACCACCTATCGCGGCAGGCCTGTTCTGACCGAAAAACCGAACTGGATCGAGGACATCAGCGTTGAGTACCTGCGCAAGCTCGCAAGTCTTGATTACGGGACCGGGCCGGCTGTTTATCACGATGAATCCGGCGTGCCCGAGATCCGGCAGACGCACCGCTGGTTCCTCGATGGCCGCGCAGAGATCGCGGCCTTCCGCGCATGGCTCTACGCCAGGGCAGGAAAGTACGGCGCGCTGTGGGTGCCCACGTGGGCTGACGACATGATCCTGGCCGATACCATCGGCGCAGCCGCTACCACAGTAGATATCGAGAACATCGACTATCACCAGCGCATCGACGCCGGCGAGAATCGGCAAGACATCCGCATCGAACTGCGGAGCGGAGCGGTCCACTACCGGCGCATCACAGCCGCGCAGCACATCAGCGATCAAGTCGAGCGCCTGACTATAGACAGCGCGCTAGGCGTTCAGGTAACGCCGGCAGACGTGGTGGCGATCAGCTACATGGCCCTGTGCCGGCTGGATACCGATGGGGTCGAGATCAGCTACTTTTCTGGCGAGACGGCAGAGGCGGCGCATTCTGTGAGGGCGATCGGCCATGATGTGTAAGGCTTCCAGGTAATGACATACGCGACGCTTGAGACAGGCCTGCAGACGGCCAAGCCGATCGAGCTCTACGAGTTCCGCTACGGGCCGACCTACTACCGATACACGAGCGCCGACGAGGACGTGGTCTTCAACACGAAGACCTACGAAAGCCGAGCGATGTCGCGCAACTCCATCGAGGCCACCAACGAGATGGCGCGCGGGGCGCTGAACATCAACTGTGAACGGTCCTTGCCCATGCTAGACCTGTTCAAGTTCGTGCCTCCCGGCGATGTAGTGCAGTTGACCGTCTACCGTCTGCACCGTGGCGATACCGATGCTGTAGTGATCTGGATGGGGCGCGTGCTGAACATCTCATGGCGCGGCCTGGAGGCGACCATCCACTGCGAGAGCGTCTATACCTCGATCAAGCGCCCGGGCCTGCGCCGGATGTATCAGAAGCAGTGCCCGCACGTGCTCTATTCCGCGCCATGCGGCCTCGATCGCACTGCCTGGGTGGCAAGCAAGACAGTATCGTCGATCTCCGGACTAGAGATCACACTGAGCAACATGGGCAGCCACTCGGACGGGTACTTCGCTGGCGGGTACGTCGAGTGGGAGTTCGCCCTGGATCAGTACGAGCGCCGCGCAATCCGCTCGCACGTGGGCGCGGTGGTCACGGTCAACTTCCAGATGATCGGCCTAACGCCCGGAGCCGTTCTCAACGTCTACCCTGGATGCGACCACACGCTGACCACGTGCCATGGCAAGTTCTCCAACTCGGCCAACTACGGCGGCATGCCGTACATTCCGACCAAGAACCCGTTCGTCGGCACCCCTGTCTACTGAGGACTGATCGAGATGTTCGTCAACCTTCTCCTCCTCGTCGTATCAAATCTGATCCTCGCGGCCCTGGCGCCGAAACCGCCTAAACCGAAACCGGCGAGTCTGTCTGACTTCGATGTGCCTGTGGCTGAGGAGGGCAGACCGATTCCGGTAGTGTTCGGCACAGTGACGATCACAGGGGCGAATGTGCTGTGGTACGGGGATCTGCGCAGCAAGGCGATCAAGTCCAAGAGCGGCAAGAAGTGACCACGACCGTAGTCCTGCATCGCCATCTGCGCGAACTCGGATACTGCAATCGAGGGAGTCGTCAGTTCTGCAACCGTCATAATCTGGACTGGGCCGAGTTTTTGAATAGCGGCATCGAGGCTGAGAGGTTGCTGGCAACGAATGACGCCATGGCGGCTCGTGTGGTCGCCCAGGCAGAGAGGGATCAGGATGGGCAGCAGTAAGAAGCAGACTGTCTGGTATCGCTACTACATGGGCCTACATTTCGGCCTGTGTCACGGCCCCGTTGATGAAGTACAGCGGATTAAGGTCGGCGACCGCGAGGCATGGTATGGCAGCGTGAACTCGAACACGAGCGTCAGTATCAACGCGCCTAAACTGTTCGGAGGAGACAAGAAAGAGGGTGGCATTGTTGGTCAACTGGATATCGCACTTGGGGGCGTATCGCAGACGGCCAATAGCTACCTTACAAGCAAAATCGGCACGCCGATGCCGGCATTCAGGGGAATTGTTTCCGCAATATGGAGGCAAGGTCAGGTTTCAGCGAACAACCCATACGTTAAGCCGTGGGCCTTCCGCCTCAAGCGCATTCTGGAAGGTTGGTCCGGTGGCGCTGCCTGGTATCCAGATAAAGCTAGCCTGCACCTCGGAGACGAGGTGATACCAGACAGCTACCACACAATCCTTGCCCACACCGAATCATTCGAATCTGCTTCTGGATGGCCATCTAATAGTTACTTTGTTATTTCCGGCGGGGCGATTAGCAATAGCACAACGACAGCCCCATGGGACGGCACGCAGATCGAAAAGAACATTACACCAATAACCGACGTCAACAGAATCGAAATAGATTTCTCCATAACGTCTTCCGGTTCCGGTGACACAATGGGTGTGAATTTCATACAAGGCATTACCTTCGTAGGTAGATCAGAAACTTTAGTTGATTCACAACAAAGGCCTCGGTTCAACGAATCTGTGCTTGATATACAGCCTCTCGATATTGGCACTGGGTACGGGCTTGTTTTTGAGAAAAGCGCGCAGCAATGGACAGTGAAGATTGTTCAGACTGCAACTCAAGCAACGATTTACAGCGGCGTTGCTTCAGGTATTCCAAGTGATTTAACCGTCAGCAGGATATCGTTTTACCGTGATGCGGATCCATCGCCATCAGTAATGGCTGTCAGTGATGTACGGATTTTCAGCGACGTTCCGAGAATTTGCAGCAACTGGGCGATGAACCCCGCGCACATCATCTATCAATGCCTGACGGATGGTGTATGGGGAATGGGCTACCCAACCTCCGCACTGGATGACGCATCGTTTACGGCCGCCGCAGACACGCTCTATTCAGAAGCGTTCGGCATGTCGTTGATCTGGAATAGGCAGGACACAATTGAGTCATTCATCGGTGTTGTGCTGGATCACATCGGCGGCATCCTGTATGTAGACCCGTCCACTGGCAAGTTCGCGCTCAAACTGATCCGCGATGACTACGTGAAGAACACCCTCCCGATTTACGGGCCGTCAAACCTGATCGGCGCCAGCGACTACCAACGTCAGGCATTGGGCGAGACAGTTAATGAAATCACTGTCGTCTACACAGATTCGTGCAGCAACAAGGATACGTCAGTCACGGTTCAGGATCTGGCGAACATCCAGACACAGGGCGCGGTTGTCGCCCAGGTCAAGCAGTACCCAGGCATCACCAACACCACGCTCGCTCAACGTGTAGCTATGCGTGATCTGATCGCTGTC